CTGTATGGTATCGGTAAACGTTAATCCCTGGGTTAACGAAATATTTTTGGTTAATGACATTTTTAGATGTATCCGTTATTTCTTAATTCTGTTTCTATTAAGTTAACTAAATTATCATCAAAAGAACTATGTTGACCTGTTAAAGTTATAATGAATTTATTTTTCATTCTTTTCACAGAATTCTTTTCTTCATATTCTTCTGCTGTGACAACGGTGTTGTCCTCAACATGGTTAACTGCTAAACTTATAATATTAATCATTTAAATCTCCCGTAATATACTCTGTATGCAATGTTAATAATATCATCGCCTGCGATATTAGTATAACCTTGTCTATCAAAATTATGTTTTATAACTAATTTTAGAATTCCTGGTTCAACAACTGTGGTTAAAATAGAAGACCCTAAAAATAGTCCTGTACTAGGTTGTATTATTTGCCTAAATACTGTTGATCCTGCCCCTGCTATAACATAGCTTCCTGTGTCCGCGACGCCACCATTTATCTTATAAAATGGCATAACAAAATAGTCATTAGTATTTATTAAGGCATTATTAACAAGAACGTACTCTTCAGTTCTGTTTATATACCCCGCAGTTGGATTTAATCCCAATACCTGGGGCACACCAATATATCCAGGAACATTATATAAAATGTGCGGCATTTTTCGATCAAGCGAAAACTTGGTATTACCTTGCCCATCGGTAATTGTAAAATTTGAACTATTTAAAGATAAACCCATTATTGAAATCCAAGATAAACTAAATTACCAGTCATTTCCGCACTTCCGTTTAAGAAAAAGGAAGACGTATTATATTTGTATGTTAACACTGATCCGCGCCCAGCAATAGTTTCTCCTTGTGGCCAAACTATTAAATTCTTTGCAAGAGCAATAGACCCTGTACGTTCGTCATATAGCCCTCCTGTTAAAGGATCACTAGTACTACTATCATCTATGTTTCTACCTTGAGAATATCCAAATAAAATGTAATGTTCTGTTGCACCATAAGTATCATAACCATATTGTTGTCTTATATCGGAATACTTATTTAAATAAGCAATAGGATTAAATGTTATTGCTCTAGGGTCGGTTACATAATTTAATTGTCCTTTTGCATAGTCTGTGCCAAAAGACTCTATTAAATCTGAATAACTCGCAATATAACTTAATGCGTCTGCCGCAGAAATATAAAATAAATTTACTGGAAGAGAACCACTTGTACCTTTTGGTAATCCTGGTATACTTTGAATATAATCATTAGGATCCTCAGTAGTAGCTGTGCTTCGTATTTCTTCTCCTCCAGATAAATTTCTTAAAAATGAATTTAATTCTGTTGGGATATACTCATATTTGTCGCCTACTTGAATTGCAGTATAAAGTAAATTTTTACTTATTTCAATACCATAACCTAAGTCTTCATCTTTTGCGACATACCCGTACTTTGTTCCAATTCTTTCCCAGTTATATTTTGTATATTTTATTTGCTTAGATATAAATCCTGTAAAGTAAATATCGCCTATATAGAATTCAAAATATCCCGTTTTAATTGGAGGTTTATCTATTAATAAAATAGCAATAAAAGATGTTGTATCTAAGTTACCGTCTACTGAATAATTTTCAATAAAGGGTCCTGCTGTAGGAACATCTGGTCCTAGTGATTCTCTTCTACTAAGTGCGCTGTAATCTGAGATTGTTATACCTGCACTTGTTTCTTGATATAACTGCAATGATGAATCCTGCAATGTACTAGTAAAGGCATAACTTAATGTTGCAGAATATTGTGTTGGATTTTTGTATATGTATCCTCTCGCAGTACTAAAAACATTACCTAGAGTAACTGCGTCGGGTGATACATTTAAAAGATATACGTTTGCCATTTTATGCTATAAATGCTGGTACGTCGGCTTGATTACTAAATGCTAATAGAGTATATCGTCTTGTTATAGATGGCAATGAACTTTGATATGCTAAATATCGTTCTCTGATGTAAAAATTTTGAGTATCCATTAATAATGATGCAATTCTATATGACGTACTATTTACTGATTGTATATATGTTGTAGATGAAACTATTTCTCGAGTATCATAATCCACTAGTATTGCTGCAGGTATATAACCAAACCCATGTATAGCAACTGTGTGTGTTACTGTATTTTGATTTGGAGTTTCTAACCCGTCTGGAAATCCTTCACTATATACTATAGGGTTTATACTAACCGATGGAAAGCTTTGTACAAAATCTGTTTGCCAAAGAATGTTTAAATAATCAAATCTAGTATCAAAATAAACACGATCCAAATATTGTGTTGGATTTGTTAATGGCAAATTACTACCTGTTTGCCCCGTAGGATTATTAAAGATAGATACTACCTTTTTTCTTCCAGTAGTCCCTGCCCAAAAAACATTAGTTGTCATAGTTCAATTCTAATATATTTGCTGTTCAAATCTATTATCATTCTACCGTCAGTCGATCTAAATATACCTGCTGTTATAGTGCCAGCATTTTGAGATATTTCTGACAATGTGTTTGCACTAACGGATACGCCAGTAAATATATTTGGCGCAAGTTGTGATCTACCAATAGTTCCTGTAGTAATTTTAGCACCACTTATAGAATTACTTGCAATTTCTCTATCAGTTATAGAACCTGATTGTATTTTGCCAGAGGTAACAGCGTTTGCTGATAGTTTAAATGAATTGATAGAACTGTTAGCAATTTCTCTAGATGTTATAGTTTCAGGAGTTAGGTTTAATCCTAAAATAACATTAGATGCAATTTTTCCAAATATAACAGAATTTGAAGCAAGCTCTACATTACTAACTTGCCCTGCGTTTAACGCAATGCCAGTAATTGTGCCGCCTACTCCGCCAGGTGTAAAGAATGCCCAAGATGACTTATCTTCTCTTAAAATATAAGTCACACCGTTCAATATAATTAAATCACCGGGATTATATACTGATACATCTGATGGTAAAGAAGTTACTGTTTTTATTCTTGCCGTACCTACGTTTGCAGTATATTGTTGTATTGTATTCCATGTGCCAGTATTGTAGATATACAATCCTGCATTTGTTCCTGTTTTTCTATATAATTCGAATGCATTTGCTGTTGCAGGTAAAGTTCCGCTCGATGGTGGTTGCCCACTTCCTGAACCACCTACGTAGTCACTTAATAATTTCCAAGAACCACTAGTAAAGATATAAGCATAATTACCGACAACAATCGTTCTTCCAGAATAATTAGAAGGATCATTTGTCAAAGGAACAGTTAATAATACTTCTAACCCAGAAGGTGCACTAGATGTGACCACACTTGAAAGAGTTCTCCATTGCCCCGATACAAACAAATATGGTTTAGTATTTGATGTCTCATAAAATACTGTGCCTTCTGGTGCGGTTTGAGGTTTTACCAATCCTACTTGGAATGCAGTATCACTTCTAAATCTAACCCATCGAGAATCTGAACCTGCCGCTCTTGCAATAGATGCATCTGCAGGCAATCCTGTGCCATTACCTGTAGGATAACTAGAATATATCCAAACGTCTCCTGCGTAAAATACAATTCTTCCAGACTGATTGCCAACTGCGGGCAAGGAAGATACTACAGGAATTCCGTTTATTGTTACGTTTGCGCTTCCCCCGCCTGTCGATACACTAATATTTGCTGCACTAATGCCGCCAGTAAAATTTGTTAGTAAAGCAGTAACATATTCTTGAGTGGCCAATGGTTTAGTAAACCATTTAATTGTTCCATTTTCATTTAATGTTAATCCTTCAGCTCCATTTAAAGCAAACCCAATTTGACCTTGAGCAGGATGATACATACCAGTATCTCTATCACCGTCAAAAGTAAATGCTGGCGCCAACTTAGAATCGTTAGAATACCCTAAATGTTGTCCTCCAGAGTAAAGACCATTGATGTTATTATTTACTTTAATAAAGGCATCGCGAAGTAGATCTCCTTCTCCAGAATTGGCGACAGATCCTACATTTACGTTTGATAGATTTTTTGATGCTGGCATAACTTTAACTTAACTTTAAATGTGATTTGATTGTTTCAAGTTCCGATTTCAACATATTTATTTCCTCTTGCATTGACTGAATTTGAGATGATATTTTTTTCTTTTGCTTATATTCAATTAATGCATGTCTATCAGTGTTTACAATAGCATGGCTATAAGGATCTTTAGAAAATCCAGATTCGCCTTCTATAGGTACATAAGTTTTATTCATTTTATAATAAAGATGTTGCTACTAAATTTTTTATTTTCGGCAATATTGAAGGGTCGTTTGCATAGAATACTATTTTAACTTGATATTGAGAAAAGTCTTTAAATGTACCAGTAACGGATGCATTGGTTGCAACGTTTGCAGTATTTTGATATACTAATCCCGGCTCCAATACTCTATATGTTTCTGTAGTAAATAATCGCTCATTTACGCCAGCAAAAGATTTTATTGCAGGTGCAACCAGCGGTATTCTTGTCCATGGTCTACCTTTAATTCCTGTAGAAAATCCGGAGTCGTTTCTGCCCAATACTCTTGCAAAAACTTCTATATCCGTACCAATTTTTCTATTAACATCGACCTTAACTTCTAATCCTGTAGAATCAAAGTCTTGATCTAAACTTACAACTTTACTTATATACCTTGATCTTGCAGTTCCATGATTTGGTTTTAATTCCGTATTTGATACATCTGCAGAATAAGGCAATATTCTAGTATTAAATATTTGTCCTTTTAAAAGTTGCTTATCTAACATAGGAGAGACGTCTGCATTTTTAGTAGTCATAGTAACTTGGACTTTAATATCGCCAACTTCTCTTGCCCGTTGTCTTCCTATAACTTTTGCTAGATCTCCTGCGGCAACTTCTTTAAATTCCGATGCAAGTCCAGTGCCTGCTTGCGTTGTTTGTACTTTGTATGTGACGCCTGCGGTATCCCCAAAATTAACTTCAGTACTTAATAAGCGCAATCTATTAAATTCTAAATTATTGAGAGCTTTCGTTTGTACTGTAAATGTGGAAGATCCTGTTTCAAATTTTGCTTTTCTTAAAACAAAGGTTAAATCTTCTGTATTATCTCCCACCCATTCGCCTGTGTTCTGTGGTTTAAATAGAGTACCAGCAAAAGGTTGTTTAACAGTTTTACCATCTCCCGCCTTTGCTGATAATAATTCATACTTATCAGATTTTGTTGTTACGCAAAATGCATATTCTCCAGGCGTCAAATAAATAGGATGGTCAAATATAAAAGCAGTTGCTAGTGTTGTTCCTGCTGTAGGATCCGCTGCATTTATACTTGCAGGTTGTTTTAACACAAAGGATCCATTAAAATATTCTGTAGTCGAAGGCTTGCCATTACTCATTGGTCTTAATTCAACTGCCAATGGAAGAGCATCGTCTTTAGTATAAATGTATAGGTTAACCCCAGTCATAAAGAGCCCAAGGGGATATCTAGTTGCATCTACGACAAAAGTTTGTGCTAAAGGATCTAATCTTGCTTGTGTAGTATTTACATCTCCAGATGATCCTTGGGGATCTGTTCTAAATTTTTCAGTTCTTCTTAAAGAAATTGTTCCACCTTGTTCAGTATCCACAAGGTCTAATCCATGATTCATTAAAATGGATTCTGAAATATACTTACAATTTTCTATGCCATTTGGACTATCCCCAAACGTAAGACGTATTTCACCTGTTAAAAATTTATATTGTCCTTCTGTACTTGGTATGTATAACCAACCCGAAGCATTTCCTTGTTGATCTGTTATTACAGCGTCTCCTAATACTGCACCAGCACTACCTGGACCAGTAAAGGGGGAAATATTAACACCATTTACATATGTGTATATCGCAATATTTGGTGGCATTTGAGATACACCAAATGCAAGTAATTCCGATCCCGCGAAAACGGGTATGTCGGATAATCGTGTCGATTCTTGTATTTGTTCTTCCATTTAAATTCCTACTAAGTTATAGTTAACTGCTTTATATCCATTTGGCATAATCTTAACAGCATTTGGATATAATACTTCCACTTCATTTGCCATAAATCCAAGCCATCTTCCTTGACCTGCTATATGTTTAAATTCTTTCTTATATTCGAATGAATATAGATTTAATCCATTTGGTAAAGTTGTTTCGAGTTTTATATTTTCTTTCATTCGTTCATCTGATAATAGATTCCCGAAGAATCCACCGAAAAGCGTATCGTCTATCCAAGACACAACTTCGACTGCTGCGTAAGCAATCGCAACGGCAGCAACAATTTCAAATGCAAGCAATCCTGTAGATCCAAGTTCTAAACCTAACGCTACACCCGCACCTTCAACTGCGGCTGCGCCTTCATAAAATAACGTTGTTGCACTGGACAAAATACCTGCGCCGCCACTTACCGAGGATCCCGCAACCGCATAATCTGACGCTAAACAAATTTCAGCAAATCCCGAACTAGCTAATGCGGCTTCACCTCCACCTACAACAACTGATGCAACCGCGCTTGAACCTGCCGCAATTTCTGTTGTTGCAATTCCTGCTTCTGCTGCTATACCTCCCCAAACCTCAACAACTTGTGCACTAGATGCTATTGCTCCACCGCCTTCGGCTAAAGGAGCAAGTTCCATTATTGTATAAGAACCACCATTTACTAAGCTTGTTACGGCGCCTGTTACTGATGCTTCTGTTGCCACAGCACCTGGAACTGCTAGAACTTTAGATGCGGCATCTATACCAAATAGCGAATCGTATACAGAATATCCAAGATCCTTCATAGATCCCCATGCAACAGATAATACTCCTTCTCCATTAACTGCTGCCGCTTCTGCAAACGTAACTCCTCCTGTGCCACCAACAACCCCTCCTGCCATAAATCCCGTACCTCCAGCAAATGCTGCAGATCGAACGGCTTCTCCTAATACCAATGCCTGATATGTTTGATATGCAACATATCCCGTTAGTAATAATCCACCTGTTGTTAATAAGTTAACACTAAAAGAATTTTGTTTACTTAGTTTAGATCTTCCTCTGCCATCATTAATTGCACCAGGATTTGGATTTACTAAAGAGTTTGCTTCAAGTTGGGCCACAAATACTTCTTCTACATATTTTTTCGTAATAATATCATTAAAAATTGCCACATCGTCATCACTTAATAATTCAAGATCAACGTTGTAAACATCTGAACCAGGATAGCATACTCGTTGGTTCTTATTAATTACAGATGTAAAATATCCGCTTGCTAAATCTGCCTTATCTGTACTAGCAAAAGTTTCAACTAGTATTCCTGATTTTAATAAACTTTCTCCGTTGTCATTTGTGATAATAGATTTGATTTGTGCAATTTCTACACTATGTAACTTAACAGCTTTATCTAATTTAATAGTTAGTTTATCTATTTTTCCAATGTCCTTCATTGTATAGCGTCTATTGTCTTCATATCTTATTATGACTTCAAACGCAGATACAGAATATGGAGGAATTTGTAAAGTTGCGATACTTAATTTTGTTAAATCTGAAGAATACTCTTCAATTACACCCACGTTTGTACTATCTACTCCTGTTTCCACATAAAACTTATTATAAGGCGAAGCATAGTTTTGTAAATTATTAGTTACATATATTCTATCCATTCTTCCTAGATAATATGTAACATCTACTTCAGTAGTAACTGTACTTGTAGGGATAACAGCAGTATCAAAATTTTGATAATCCTCGTCGTTTTTTCTTCTTGGTCTAAAATCGATACAATCTCGTAAAGCAAATTTATTAGAATCAGTAACTGAAGTATAAGTAGGAATGCTACCATATAGACTTGCCGGATAAGAATTTACGGTCAATGGTCCTTCGCCTGAATGTGTAAAATAATCAAACGTTATTATAACATTTCCTGGCAAATCAGCAGTTGGGCCAATGTATTTTACTGTGCCGTGGTCATATATCTCATCTCGTTGTCCAATATCTAATGAAAAGTTTCCTGAATTTTCTCTTTGAATTGCCGACCAGGCGTTACCATATGCAACCGAAACATTGGATGATGGAATTAATGCTGTATATGGCAATTCGCCATATGTAACAATATCATTGTATGTGTATGATGTTGATGAATTCCAAGTACCTCTATATCTACTAGGAGTTATTGGGAATATGCCTTTGTAATCTATAATATCCGAAATGCCCATAGAGTATGCAAGATCGGCAACTTTTATATCTAAAATCTTTGCAGCATTCTTTACCCGTGTTTTAGTTCTTATCTGTGTATCGTCGTTTTGTATACGCAAAGATATATCCGCTAAACCATTAAATCCTGCATCGCCTACATTAATAGTTACTGTTGCTGCAGATCCAGCAACAATAACCGATCCTCTTTCAAAATTAAATGCTCCTAATTTAATGTTAGCGGTTGCACCAGATTTAACCAATATTGTGAAATGAGATCTTGCAGTACTCGCAGGGATAGTTCCATCTCCAAGTGCAAATGACTCGGGAAGAGATAGCGTTCTCGAATATACTCCAGATGAAAATATAGCGTTGGTAATTACTTTAATATATTCTGTTTTTATGTTTTGAACAGTTTTAACAAAATCTTTTCTAATTGGATATACTAATCGCTGTGCAGGATTTGGATCGAATATTTTTGTAACGCCGTTTGATTGAAAACCATTTGGATCTGAAATATCAGAATAAAAGAATGGCGTATTATACGTCGCAGATGTTCCTTGAGAAGTTAATTCATTTGATACACCGACAATACTTTTTATTTTAGTAACATCTAAGAAACCATCATAAAATGGGCTATTGTTTATTACTTCAAGATACGATTTACTGTTTGTTAAAATTCTTGAGCGATCAGGCTCGCCGAGGCCGCTTGAGCTACTTACAAATATTTCTTTAAGATTTGTTATATCTCTACCATTGGTGTCCCATACTCTCCACCAAAACGCAACCCCTCCAGTGTCAGGTTCTCTAAATAAACCATAATATGGAGTTGATGCTGGTCCATAGTTTCCTAATAACGAATTATTTGTATATAGTATGTTTGCTATATACTGACCCTCATCCACAGGTATTTTATATACTGTTGACCACGCTGCCCAAGTTGGAGGCACTTCTCGCGTTGGAGAATAGAATTGAAAATACAATTTATGTTGTGTATCTGTTCCAAGAGAACTATCATATTCTAAAGATTTGAATGCAATTGTTCCTACTCTTGTATTTGCTGAGGTTGGATTTCTTGTATTATGCAATTCCAAAAAGTTACGACTTGCAGTAAATGTCTGAGGTGGGATTAAAGAATATAAAACATTTGATACTTTAAAATAATTACTTTGTGTAGTATTAATATTATAAGATGTTTTTGTTTCTGTAGTTGCAGATTTTGGAACAGTTATTTCGGTTGGGCCAACAGTAACAACCGGATATCCTCCGACATATGCTTTGCCTGCACTAACTTTAAATGTCATTGTTGCATCTGATTCCAATCCATTAACTGGAGTAATTTGGAAATTATCAACAATATAGCTTCCAGACTCGTCAAAAGTTCTTTCTGCTAATTTTTGTTCAAGGACGCTATCGTTTGTTAGTTCTTTTAGATACTCAATTTCACCTTTATTAAAATTTAGTAAAGGAACTAAATCTTCTTTTACGTTTGGTTTAAAATCTGCGTTTAACTCTAAACTAGATAGATTTAAATCTACTTTTAATCTATCTGCACCTGACGCAAAATAATTAGAACTGCCCAATGCAGGATCTAATAATGTTGGATCATCTTCACTGGTGATAATTTGTTGATCGCTTAAAAAAGCAACTAAACGAGTAGGGTATGCTGTATTTTTATCGGGCACTACCTTTTGTATTGTAGATGTTACAAAAAATCCATATTTGTAAAATACTGCAGAATCCTGTGTAAGAATAGATGTAGGACAAACTGCTTTCTTAACATAAGAAATATTTTCTCCACCTATAGTAACATCGGGTGCTTCACTTATAATTAATTCTAGTGGGTTTACTATTTGTGTTACATAAACTTTTTTGGTTAATGACGGGTGAACTAATAAATCGCCAACCTCAATAATTGTACTTGGATTTGTTAAAATTACAGTTGTAGAATATTGTTTAGTTGTACTTGCAGCATTCTTTGTAATATCCGCTACGGTTATTGCTGTGTAGTTGGGAGTTTCTAAATTAAGAGCAGCTGTATAGTCAGTATAAAAATATAATTCGGTTTCTTCATCAAACATACCATCGTTTATGGTATTAAATCTTTTCAAAGTAACAACAAGAGATGGAGGATCTCCAATAACAGGATCGTCTGCCTCATATATAAATTCTACATATCCTATCACCTCTGAATTTTCTGCTCTTACATAAGTGTTTAAATAATTTGAAAGAGTGATAGGAACATTTCTAGAATCAGATGTTTTTAGACGTATTGTTCTTACATCTAAATTTACTGAAGGTTTAGGGCCGGTTACTTTATCACCATCTGAAAATAAATAGTCGCCTACTTTTTTAATCTGATTTTGCAGAATAGTTTGTGATTGTGTCAATTCCCTGGCTTGTACTGCAACACCGGGCTTAAACAACACTCGCATGAAATTTTTAGTTTCATTGAAGTCGTCAAAGTAAGGGGAAACATTTGTATTAACCGCCATATTTTTTTCCTTAAAATTCTATTACAAGATGTAAATTATCTGTTTGATCTGTTGATCGTGTTATTGGTGTTCTATTTTCTATATACATAATATCTCCGGAATCTTTTAATACTTCAGATAATAAAGTATTTGCAACCAGTGCAGTTGCTCCAGATGTTTTTCCTATTATAGATTCACCAATAGTAAATGTTCTATAATTATCTGTTATACCAAAAGATTGAACATATCTTAAATACCCATTGCCCGAAACTACATTTGATGTTACTATATAGGCATTAGCCTTAGATGTGACACCTTCGACATATTCGTTGTTGTTAAAGCTTCCAGTAACTTCGTTAATTGTTATTCCCTTTAATCCGTTTAGGGTAGAAACATTTGCAATTTTACCATCTAAGGATTTTGGATTTTTAACTAATCCTAATTTTCTAAATGTAAAACCTTCGGGGAAATCTCCGAATCCCTCATTATACTCAGTTTTTACATTTATCATTAAGTATCGAGCATTCAATTCTTTAATGGGATTGCTTCCATGTCCTCCGACAGGGCTTATTATTGCTCTAATATTTGCAGATCTGCCCGATCTTGTTGGGTCAGTTACATATGCATTAGCAAATCTAAAACCAGACCCGTTGTTTGTATATGTAAAATCATATATAACTCCTAAGTTTTGTTTTGCTAAAATATTCGCGTTAGTTCCATCGCCCTCTACAATCACTCTAGAAAATACAGAATAATCAGTTCCACCGTTTAGTATTTTAATGTTTTCTATTGCGCCATCTTTTGCGACTGCCGCAACATCTGAGTTAACAGTAACAGGCATCCAGTTACTTGTTAAAAATTTTAATCTGTCAGATGTTGAAACAGAATAAAGATATTTCCATTTATAATTATCTGCGGTCGTGAATATGTTTAAATTTTTTCCAGTAGGTTCTACTGTGGATTTGTTTCCGTTATAATTATCTATGCATTTGTATACATCATAGTCTTTATTGATTACATAGAAATTTTTATCTAACAGATTTGGGTCAGTATTATCATATTCGGTATATACTGTTTGTCTTTCCCATGTTATTCTTTTTACAACATTGACTATATTCGACGGAACAATTTTCTTTAAACTTATCACCTCGTCCCACACCCGATGCTCATTTTCTTGATTATCAATTGGAGTAGATGGAGAATCTTCTATCCCCCAGGGAGAAGCTTTAGCTAGAAAAAAGTACAGTGTACTGTTTCCGTTGGCAGACAATCCGTCCAAGAAATTCTTAGCGTTGTCTATTTTAAACTTATTAGTTATAATATTCGGCATCTATTATTTATTATAGGTTGTAGGTCAGTGTAACTAAATCCACAGTAATTGGAGCATTTTGAACTCTAGTATTACTTACATTTAGTGTGGTTCGTCTTAGATCAGTACTTAAAGTGAAAAAAGTACTGATTTCTGCATCATTTGCGACTTTTGCACTAACCGAATTTGTTTGTTCGGGGAATGTTTCATTATTTATTTCACTAAAAATAGACAGTCCCGCAGGATGTAGTACAGATTTTACAGAATCTTTCCATACATCTATAGAGATTGAAGACTTTATTACATACGAAAAAGGTTGATAATATGCTATTGATTCTTCTGATGCAAAAGGAGTTCTGCCCTGTAAAAACATATTTTCAGATAACTGTCCTGTAGTGTCTTTCCAAAAGCTTTTTCCAGAATATGTACTGCCAATATTTGCTCGCAGATCTGCCTTATCCAAAAACTCTATTGTTACGTTTCCAGAATACTCTTCATCTGACGTAATTAGTGTGTTTCCTGAATCAACTATTTCAATAACATCTGAGCTTGTTTCGTTTCCTCCGGTTGCAACATAAAAATATTCGGATTGCTCAAAAATATAATCATCTCTAACATCTAATGTTACGTATGCAACATTGCCAGAAGTTGCGGGGAAATATCCTTCTAATGACGATAAACGATCAAAATCTCCAAGTGTTATGTCTCCCTGGGCTTTTATTATTTTATAAGGAACGACAATATTGTCAGGAAGATTTAAAGTAGATAGAGTTATAACTACATTACTGCCCTCTACGACCTTTTGTTTATTTGCTGATAGATAATAATTTGGAGGAACAGTAATTGATGTGTCTTGTACAGTTATTGTTCCCGATATTTGCAATATATATGGAAAGTCTGGACTCATTAACAATACAATTGTTTCTCTTCCTTCGGTTAATTTATCTTCTGCAATTGCAAGTGTAAGATTTGCTTGCGTGGTGTTTGGAGTTCCTGTTGCAGTAAAAGTTAAAAGTCCTGTAAGACTTCCTGTTGCTAAATCGTCTGCTTGTATACCCAATACTCTATAAGGTACAACAGTTCCTGCTGCTAAATCTTTAGCTCGTACAAAAAATGTAGCATAACCTCCTTCAACTATACTAGACGATGCAGATGTTATAGAAAAGGCAACAATCGTATTTGTAGTTGTTCTAGACGTATCATTGATAATGATAGGCAGAGTTTCATCGTTTCCTGTGCTAGTCAATCTCAAATAAAATGTTTCTGCATATTCTGTTTTAACATCTCTTTTTACATCTATTACTATTTTTCCCTGATTATTTCTTATTAAAAAATTACCAGCCAAAGTTGTAGTTGCGGAAAAATCTGCAGCATCTATGCCTGTGCCGTATATGCTAAATGGAATACGTGTTCCATTTGCAATTCCAACAGTATCCAAAACAATGGTTACATTTGAACCTTCGTTTACTGTGGACGATGATGATGATAAAGTATATGTTGCCATTTAGAAACCCGGATATCTATATCTAATTGATTTTACTGTCGGTACGGATAATACTGTTGCAGCGTGGGTAGTGTTATCTATTGCACTAAACACATTTCCTGAATAATATGCTCGAATAGTTTTTCCTCGTGTCAATCCGTGCTGATACGGAAAAGTTACTGTAACTGCACCTTTTCGAATATTATAAGTTCCATTTATAGGAACGCTAGGATATCCTGCATCTACAATAGTATTTGCAGAATAATTTACCCCAGGTTCTATAACATTAATATTTTTTATCGAACCAAATCTATTAACACTTTGAATTTCCGCTTTAGCAATTATTCCAGTTTCATCCGTTATAGTTATTTGTGTTCCAGGTTTATAACCTAAACCACCGTCTTTAACATCGACTTTACTTATAATAGAATATAATTTTGCATTTATTGTAGTTGTTGTTGTATCTACGAGAGATATTGTTTTTACGGCAATTACATCTTCATTTGGCAAAAAATTGCCCGATATACTAGTTGTATCTAAAATTAATTCATATATCTCATATCCTGATAGATTTAATTTTATAACTTTGATCACTATTGCTTTAGCTCCGGACGTTTTTCCTAATATTTCAGTATTTTCAAAATCAAAAATATTCTGTCTGTCTATATATTTTCGTACTCTAAGAGCATATATCGTTGTCCATTTACCATCCGATGGTTTTAATACTACATCGTATGGATAGAAAAAATCTATAGATTCTTTATATAAAACGTTGAATAACATTCTATAGGATGGCTCTGTTCCTTTTTTGCTATAAATTTCTCTTATTTTTTTTACTAATTCTCTATTACTTGTTATATTAGATTTAGTTAAATCGGTCGCATAGTTCGTAAAAAACTTATTGATTAGATCTTCTGTGGTTTTATCTATATCTGCGTATTTAGTTATATCCTGTAATACTTCTTGTGCTTGATTGTTTTGTTCTAAAAACTCATAATATGCCTTTAAAAACTTAACAAACATATCATACTCAGATTGTATAAAATCTGGTAGTTGATCTTCAATTAATATTGATAATTTATTTTGTATTCTTTTAAAAGGATTTTCGGCACCTGAACCAGTATATTTTGTGTATATCAATGGGTCTTTATTTTTACCAATATTAGTAAAACTATCTGGCATATAAAATTCGCCAGGAACACTATAAAAAGTAATAACTCGATAAATGCCTTTTCCGCCTCTATCTTGATCTGCTTGTATTGCCTCAGTCCTAGTAATATACAAAGGATAGAACCAACCTTCTAGATAACCAGCAAAAGTATCTGGCTTAGATGTGCCATATATTTTCAGTGGTCCTAATAATTCAGTAGGAGCGTAAACTATATCTACCATTTTATACCGATACTGTTACTGTTAAACCAGATGTTCTGCCGGATGAAGAATCTAATGTACTATCATCTATAACCAATATTAGATCTTTAGTTGAACTAATATCCAATTCATCCATCTTTGCGTATATTCTTATATCCTTAGTATTTTCTATAAACCCTGCAGGTTTTAATTCTGGGAAACTTATAATTCCGTTTGTATAATCAATTGTTCCAACAGCAGATGTTAATTTTTTATTGCTATAAAAATCTATTAAATCTATTTCACCGGTTGTTGTAGTAACATAAGAATCCTTAAAGTATACTGCTTTTATTTCGCTATTAATATTATAATAAAATGCAGTGGATTGTATAGTACCTGAAGTTATTTTATTTGCATATTTTATAGTATTAGGACCCGAATAACTATTTACAACATTTATGGTGGGGCTTATTCTTTTTTGTAGTTTAAATGAACTAACGTTACCTATAATAGATTGATCTACAGAATCAATATTTTTTGACAATTTTGAATATACAAAATCTTTATCGAATTTTTGTAATTCTGTACTAAAGTATTCATTTATTTTTCCTCGAACCAATATACCTATTTCGTTTTCTGTATATCTAGAATTCTTTGGATCGTATTTTACTTTAGTGTCTAAACCAATATACAAATAATTAGGATCTACAAATTCTGGAATAATTGTCATCATCTTTTTATCTGCCAGAATATCTTGTTTGATTTTATTTTTAAGTTCTGTACTGATAGTAAATCCTGAATAAGGCTTTAGCGATATAATAACTTTTCCATACAATGGCGGAACATTTTCTTCCCCTCCCCAAACTGAAATAGATTCAACTAACGGGTAGTTTGCTTCAATAATTGCTTTATAATCATTGGCAGTTACTGCTCTATTGAATGATGAAAGAAATCTAGGAGCCTTAAATTTAATTTCTTCTATAGTATCAGCAACATCTCCACCTGTAGAATTTGATGATGCTATTATAGTAGAGGGCAAGGTTACCCCTCCAACTTGAGTGCCTAATGAGAAAGATTGTTCTATGTCATTTGATACGTTACAGTCTGAACCATTGCTAACTAAGTATTCTATACGAACTAAATTACCAGAAGATAGTTTTTTACCAAGAACACCATCACCAAAATAAATTTCATAATATCCTGTTGGATTTTCTTCGAGATAGAATATTCTAGATGTGGCGGAAGCGCCTTCGAGATTATCCGCCAACGTATATGTGGTTGTTGTCAAATCCGCATATGAGTTTTGTACGGTAACTCTTATAGTGGTTGTGTCTATATTTTTATTTGGTATTGTATATTTTTCGCCAGGACCAGATACATCAACTCTGTATGTGTAGGAAAGCGGTACGCCTTCAACTATTTCTATATCTGTAAATGTATATTCTCCGTTTGTAGGCTTTATTGTAGTTGAATCTAAATTTGAAAATGTATATAGTATTCCATTTATTGTTGTAGTGAAGGATGCAAATTTAGGTAGTGTCAGTGTTGCGGGTGCGCCTACGGGATTAGAAATTGTAAATGTAACTTTTGCTCTTGCACTTCTATATGATAAAGGAGTATATCCTAGGTGTTTTGCAATTGATACTGCAGATTCTCTTTTAACTACAGAATCTAAAAACATTTCATTCGCTACCATATTTGCAAGATATGCATTATAATGAGTATTGTATGATAACAAATCTATAAGTATAGATAAACTAGAAGCATCAAAATCATAATCTTTAAAGATTAGATTGTCGTCTTTGTCTCTATAATTCGTTAAAAATTGTTTTAAGTTTACTTTGATATCGTCAAAGTCTAATTCTGCTAATCTGTAATTTGCCATTTATCGTACTCTACTTAGTAAAGTTGTAACCGTTATTGGTGTGTCTGAATTTTTTAAAGAAAACACAATATTAACATCTAGTGTGTTTATATCATCTGTTTCTATAATATTTAAATCTATTAATCTAACCCGTGGTTCATAACTTTCTATTGCTTGTTGTATTGTTCTTTCCATTGCAATTTTTACTGCAGGAGAAAAATTTTCAAATAGCAACGAATGAACTTGTGTACCAATTTCCGGATGAAATGGCCGCTCAAAATTTCTAGTTTGAATTAGATTTTTAAGTGCTGTTTTTACAGCTTCCTCATCTGTTTTTAGATAAATGTCTTTTGTAAAGGGATTTACTTTAAACGACAAATCTAAATCTACGAATTTTTTAACTTTTTTAATGCTCATACTTGATATTTATTATGCTAGATTTACCAATGTATTATATTTTGATTGATGATTAACAAACGTCTGTACGGGTGCTCGCGTAGATTGTACCAATGTGCCATTTTTAGATAAGAATGCTAGATGAATCCAAGCAACCCTAATCTTGTTTGACCCTTCGTATAATTCGTATTCTAATAGTACTTGTCTATAAGGAACATTTCCGACTATCCAATCTGCAATAGATTTTATTTCACTTAGTTTTCTATTAGGCCAAACTAAGTCTACTGCTGCTCCTATGTTATGGTCACTACTACTTTCACCTGAGCGAAACCCACTACTAATAATTAGATCAGGATATTTAGCTCGAATTGGTTCTAAACAATTTTCTGCTAATTGTATCATATTGCATACAATATCTTTTTCTTGTAGATTTCTTTGCGCTTGTAATGCTGTGCCATATTTGCCAACTAGCATATTACCCAACGTAAAGTTTTTGGATATTTTAAATGATCTAGGGAAACTATTATTAAATTTGTTACATATTTCGCATCCGACTTCGGAAACTTCAACAACCGATCTTGCTGATCTAAACGAGCGGGTCGATAATAGGTCAGATGAAGTTGCCTGTAATAATATATTATTTGAAATATCTCCAGATGCTACTCTACTTGCGCTATAATCTGCAGAACCTGTTTCACCAGAATCAAATAAGAATGAATCATCATTTAATGCTTTTCTTTGTAGTACAGGAATTTGTGTAGTATTAGGTGTCTTTTTACTTGGTATTTTTAATATACTAAGTGCCAATGCCCCAATACTAGTAGCACCCATTTTAGATCTAATTGACAGAGCATCTAATAATAAAGATATTCCACCCTTTATACTTATTTGATATGCTCTACCTGATTGTAATGACAAGTCTTTACTTGCCTTCATAGTAACTGCACCATCTTTGGCATAAAAGTTTATATCTTTGCCTTGCATATTAATTGTACCTTCTGATACAATATCCATTCCCTTTTTTGTAGTTATAATTGCCGATTCTGAAGAAACAGCAACCGACCCTGCGCTTTGGACTAGCGTATCGCCATGTCCTGTCACTGATACGTCACCTTCTACTTCTATTGTAGCATCGTCTTTAACTAAAATACTAGTCTTGCCTTCAACTGTTAAGCATTGTGCACCCTTGACATATACAAAATTATTACGATCCATCACCTCATAATTTTCGCCTACGACTTTTCTTACCATAGATCCATTTACATCTATTTCTATATAAGTTCCAGCTTTATGAAATATATGTAAGCGTTCTGCGTTAGGTGTACTATCAATTTCTATTACGTGCCCAGCTTCAGTTTCTATTACTTGATTATACGGATAGTGTCCGCCATACCCCGGTTCTGGTTCGTCCCAGGTTTGTTCTGTTCTAGCTAACGGTATCTTTTCAATTTTTTTATTTTCTTTTATTTGAAAAGATAAATGTGACCTATCACCTGTTGCTAATTTGTTTAGATCCGATAAACCTAAGTATTCGTATTTAGGATATTTTTTATTAGGATCTTGGAATCCTCTTATTTTTGCTAAATCTTCATTATTAAGTGAAGATGTTTCTGGTAAAAAATTTCCTGCTTCTTGATATGCTCGTATAAATTCTTTAGAATTTCCACCTAGGATAGAATTACCTAATACAAAATAATCTTCTGCTTTTTCACCTGCTGCATTTTTCTTATCCAACTTATCTGCATTTTTAGGACCCATCACATGAGCAACTGCTAGTAATCCACCTACAACAGGATATTCATCTGTTTCTTTTATCTTACCTAATCTAACTAACGTGTTATAGTTTGCTTTTGTGTATTCAAACATCGCAGATTCTTGTATGGTATCGCTAGAAAGAAAATTATTTTTCGATCCTATTCCATTTCTATTGACCCATAAAGTATTGTCGTCTAATATGCTATTAGTAATTATGCCGCCCAATGGTCTTTTCACATATCCTAAATCTATTAGTGTTGATGCAGAAAATTGATACTTACCTAGATCGCCTGTACTAGAAACATAACTATAACTTCCGCTTGATAATTTATTTCCCAATGAATCGAATAATTTAGCCAAGTCTTGAGATTTTAAAGGTTTTAAAGAATCTCTTTCATAAACAACCTGGTCTATATTTTGTATTGGGTTGCCCATTTCATCAACAACGACATTCCCTCGTTCATCTTTAAGAACACCTTGCAATACTTGACTTTGTTTCTTTTTAATAGATGCTTCTACACTTGCTGAAGGTTTGCCAGCAATGGTACCCATTATAACGGGTTTTTGTCCTTCATCGCCATCTAGAAAGAACCCTACAACCCACGACCCCGTAACTATACCAACTGGAGTTGTTCCTACTCCTGATGTAGCAGCCGAAGTTATAGGTTGCATTGGAAGTGCCCATGGTAAAACATTTGTGGGCAATAACTGAATATCGTCGGTATGCCATCCAAAAATTCTAACACGGCAACGACCTAACTTTTCAGGATCGTCTCTATCTTCAACTACGCCTGACCACCAGATCATACTCATTCTGTTACTTCCTTACTTGCAAAAGAATCTCTAACAACTGTCATAGTAATATAATGTGTTTTTAAGTTAATTTTGTGATTAATACTTGTTATCAAATAATATCCAGAATATAACATATCATCTCTATAATCATTTTTATCTTCAGATGTCAGTGCCCCCGGAGTTTTTTTCGGCATTTTAATGTTTATGATTGTGCCGGCTTCTATGTCTGTTCTTCCTGGGATAACTACCTCCATAGAAAAATTTTGCAATTCGAGCATATTTGATCGTCTGTTGCCAAAAATATACTTGGTGCTTGTATCAAAATTATTATCATTTTCATTATATAATTTAGAATGCTTATAATTAATTTCAGTATATGCTTGTGGATTTCTAATTATGTCTGCAGAAAATAGTGGAACAGGGTTTTGTTGTACAGAATGAGAATAATTTTTAAAATTTGCACCATGGTCATAATCCACGTTTTCGTATTTTTTATTATATAGATCAACATCTATCAATCTGTTAGATAAGTACCCTGACATATTATTTTCTAATTGATCATATGTTTTATCTATTCGTAAAGATTTTATAGCAAACATGGATTTACTTCGTTCGTCACTTTTTAGACTATTAATATATGATTGAGAAAATACATATTCTCCTGTAGTTATTGCTTCAGGATTTTCGTAGATGCTATCCATACTTCCAAAATAAAATCCTTTAGTTGTTTCCCAAAATAAAAAATTAGCGGCCTTATTATTTTTTGGTAGAGTTTTACTAGCAATCCAATTTATACATTGTACAGGTGTCCAGCCAGGACTTACAAATTTTATAGTATTATCACTTTCACTTAGTATAGTTATTGGGGATTTTATTTCTGTAGGAATCTCACCTTCGATCGTTACATTTCTGTCTGCTTGTAGATAATCCACAAATATTTGTGTTATAATATCTTCCGGTTTACCTTCAAAAGATCGATATATTGGATTTGCTAAATCATTAAATTGTTCTATGGAAGAAAAGTTTAATTGATATAACAACGTGCTACCATCATTCACATAGCTTTTATTCTGTAAACCATATAATTTAAATGCTTTAGATATACTATAGTCTATATCTAATCCAGGTGTTTTTATTGTCATTATCAAATATTCATCGCCAACGAATGCAAATTCTTGAACTAAGTTTCTGCTATCCGATAATGTTAGTGTCCCCGACAATACGGGATTAAAAATACTTTCATAGATATTCAATTCTGAAAGATAATCTTGTAAATTTACATACTTGTTTTGAGCAAAAGATACCAAGGCGAGATTTACTATCTCAACTTCGCCTGGTAATTGTAATACATCTTCCATTATTGACTTATTAGTGTTTTATAATTACTTAAAATTTCTTGAACATACTCAGATTTTAATATTTTAATATTACGATAATTTTCATTTTTAATTTCCTCAACCTCATAATTACTAACATAGTCTGTTATTTCTGGGGAGTCTGCATATTCTATAGGTGTGTTTATTGAATTTATATCATTACTTTCAAATAGTATTCTAACCGGATCGGTGTGTGTAGATTCTTCCGATAATAAGAAAAATGTTTCTACTTGATATCCTTCTTTATTTTTTGCTCTATTGATTATAAACGTGTTTTTTTCGCCACCGTATCTATCAGCAACTGCTTTTAATAAATTTTCCTCGGATACTGGCCATTCAAATCTAGGATCAACTATATCATTAATCATTAATATTAGCCAATGTAAAGATTGAGTGCCGTAAAATCTATAAGATACTTCTTCGGGAGTTTCTCCATGGAGTACTTCATATTCTTCGTAGTATGCGGAATTTTCTTTATATTCTTTTGAGAATATTACTCTCTTAAATATATCTACAACAACTTGTTCACTGCCATTATCATCTAGCGTGTAGGCAATTCTCGGAAAATCTTGAAAAAGATTAGTAGCCATGTTGTTCAATTCCCTCAGATGTCATTTGTTCTAATTCATGGAATGTTAACATCATACCAATTTCTACAGGAGATCCATCCTCAAATGTAGCAAATTGTTCTCCTCCGTAATCTACTTGCAAATCAGTTAAAGCACATCTAGCAAATCTGTGAAGATAATCATTTTCTTTATCTTTATAAAAATATTGTATATCGAATTCAGATGGATATAGATAAAATAACTTTCCTCCTGTCAATTCAGGATGCATATGTATTTTAAATGTTTCTATTATTTTAAATATTGCTTGACTTTCCGCAGCATTTTTAGGAAAAAATCTATATCTAAAATTGAATGCTCTATAATCTACGGATTCAAATAATACTTCTCTAAATGGATTCGTTGTTTCTCGTGTAGATAATTCTCTTAAATTGTTTATAACAGGCATCTTTGCTATTTGAGATAACACCCTTGCCTGAATTTCCGGCTCCATTTGTTTTATTTGGTTTGCTGTTTCTGCAGCTGATCCTTGTATCAATAACCCAGTTATAAATCCCATATCTCTGGTAGTATACTTAGTGCCATATTTTACTGATGGTCTATCCTCCATGTGCAACGTAATAACTTCTTTTAATCTAGATGTTCCCCCAGATTGAAAATTTTGTAATTTTGCTGCATCTAACATTTTAGCACCTAGCTTTGCTACGCCAGCAACTGCTAATGTTTCCCCCGCCAATCTAGGTAAATCTCTTAATCTAGTACCAAGACCTAATTTTCCAAGAACATACGCTCCCGCCGCTAAAGTTCCTGCATATTTCTTTGCAGTATTCACGCCTGCATTTATATCAGTTTGTCTTAATCTTGAACTCTTATCTTCATTCAAAAGATTAACTCTTTTTTGTTCTTCTTTGCTGACAAGATAATCTTTGTTCTTTGGATTATTTGCCCCACTTCTGCTTTTATCTCTAACGTTAATATAAAATGCAACATAATGTTGTAGATCAGGTTTCGTTCGCAATCCCTGAGGATACTCTTTTGCACCAACACTATAATTATTCTTAAGATTCTGATTTTTATACCTAGCGTCGTACTTCTTACGCTTTTCGGAAACGTAATCAGAAGATGGAGTAAATTGATTTTGTGGCATATATTTTCTGATAAATATTGTTGGATCATAATTATTTATAGCAAATGACGTACACCAAAACCTACAAGGGAAAATTTAAAACCAAAAATCCATTGAAATACAAGGGCGATATCACTAATATTGTTTATCGTTCATTGTGGGAACTGCGGTTTATGAAGTGGTGTGACCAAAATCCTGCAGTACAAGAATGGGGATCTGAGACTATTATAGTCCCATATATTTCCCCACTTGATAGAAAAATGCATAGGTATTTTGTAGATTTCTATATTAAAATTAAAAACAAGCACGGAATAGTGCAAAAATATCTAGTAGAGATTAAACCCGAGAGATTCACGAAACCGCCCGTTATCCCAGAAAGAAAAACTAAAAGATTTGTGGATGAGGTATTCCAGTGGGGCGTAAATGAAGCTAAATGGAAAGCAGCTTTTGAATTTTGTAAAGATAGAAATATGACTTTTATGATATTAACCGAAAAAGACCTAGGATTGATAAATGGCTGAAAATATATTCAAAGCAGTTAGTATGAAAAAGGGCGATGCCCAAAAATCATATACCTGGTATAGAGCACAGGTTAGAAATTTGGGATCGGGTGTTTCTGGATTAAATTTAATTAGAAGCGAAACATTATCATCTAGAATAATTCCTGGGGAAATGTATCTATTCATGTATGACCCAAAACACAAAGACACATTACCTTATTATGATACTATGCCCCTGGTATTACCCTTTAGGCAATTGCCAGATGGATTCTTAGGTATCAATTTACATTATCTTCCATATCTAGCTAGATTCAATTTACTAGGTGAACTTAGTAAATTAGCAACCGATAAAAATATGGATGAGAATACAAGAATAAAAATATCTTGGCAAATACTAAATAGTTCTACAAGTTATACTATGGCAACAGCATGTGTAAAACACTATTTAAAGAATCATATTAGAACTAGATTTTTAAAAATAGATATGCGGGATTGGGTCACAGCAGCAATGTTACCTGTAGAAAATTTTAAGAAAGCCAAAAAAGAAACTGTTTGGCAAGATACAAAAAACAAATACGGATATTAAATGTCAACATTTTCACTAAAGCAATTTCATACGCAGGTCAGAAGAACTGGTCTTGCGAAACAAAATAGGTTTGAAATTGAATTCCCAGTACCTCAGCTTTTACAAAAACGAGGAATATTTCAGGGAAGAGTAGTTAATTTATTTTGCGAGTCTACAAGCCTGCCACCGCAAAGTATAAATATAAAACAACAAAGAATATATGGTCCAGCGTATCAAAGACCATTTTCATCTGACTACGGTGGTGACGGAATCAGTATGACATTTTTGCTAGATCAACCGATGGATATAAAAGCATTCTTTGATGCCTGGTTAAGTATTATTGTTGATCCTGTACAATACTATGTTCATTATCAAGATGATTATGTTGTGCCAATAAAAATAAAACAATTAAATGAAAAAGATCAGGTCACCTATACTGCAGAAATAATAGATGCCTTTCCTAGAAACTATTCTATGTTAGAAGTAAATAATGCTTCAACAAATTCTGTTCACAAAATAAATGTAATGTTTGCTTATAGAAAATGGAATCCTATTCATCGTTCTATAAATGCTTTAAGTAAATATGCGGTTAACCCTTAATAAGGAAATTTGAATATGTCATTGCCAAAATTAGATACCCCTTCGTATGAATTGATTTTACCTTCAACCGGAGAAAAAATTAAATATAGACCATTCTTAGTAAAAGAATATAAAATTCTTTTAACGGCATTGGAATCTGATGGCGAAGAAATACATCGTATAATTACAGACTTAGTAGATGTTTGTACTTATAAGAAACTTAAAATAGACGAATTGCCAAATTTTGATATTGAATATTTGTTTTTAAATTTAAGAGCAAAATCTGTAGGAGAAACTACAAGCCTCACCCTCCAATGTAATAATTGCGAAAACAAAATTACATTTGATTTAGATATCACAAAAGCTGAGATTAAAAAGAATCCTGACCATACGTCAAAGATATTAATATCAGAAAATATTGGATTAGAAATGCGATATCCAAAGTTTGATGAAATGATTAACATCTATCAAAATTTTAAATCTGAAAGTGTAGTAGAATTATTATGCAATTGTATTAAGAATGTTTATACTGATGAACAATTATACGATAGTTATACGAAAGAAGAATTAATAGAATTTGTTAACTCATTCTCAAAATCTCAATTTGAACTATTGGAAAAATTCTTTTTAACTATGCCAAAAGTAGTACAGCATGTTGACCAGGAATGTCCAGCATGTAAAGCCCACAATGAATTGAATCTAGAGGGCCTTCAAAATTTTTTCGTCTAACTCTTTCACACGAGGGACTCCTTAACTTTTATCAGCTTAATTTCACATTAATGAATCAGCATGGGTATTCATTATATGATATAGAAAATATGCTACCGTGGGAAAGAGATATTTACGTTCAAATGTTAATTAATTATGTCAACGAACAAAACGAAAAATTAAAAGCAAAGCAACAAGCGAGTAAATAAAAATGGCATTACCCCAAAATCCATTAAGCAATAGTGACAGAGCAGTATTTGACACATTGAATGCGCAGAACGACAATCTAAAAGCGCAAACAAAAGTTTTACACAAACTATCAGACAGTATTGCTGACCAACGTAAAGAATTTTCAGAACTTCGAAAATCTTTTAGAGAATCTCAGAAAGAATTCTTTGCTGGTAATGATAAGGGAATGTCTGAGATAAGAAAATATTTTGAGAAGTATAAAGCTGCTCCAAGCGGAGATTTTAGGATACGGGATAAAGACCAATCCACCGGATTTTTTAAAAATGCTTTAAATAAATTATTTGGACCATCTAAATATCAACAAAAGACAATAGATGAAATAACAAGACTACGCGAAATAACTGAACTACAAGCATTAGATATTAACTTCATAAAAAGACAAAATGAAAATGGTCCTCGCGCGCGAGAAAGAGAACTACTGGCTCAGGCGATTGCGGATAAAATAAATGCTGGCACCTCAAATAATAGCGGAGAAAGTGGTCCAGGATTATTTGGAACAATTGGAAGATTATCTGCAGGACTACTAGTAGGCCTTGGTGCAATCGTCGGAACCTTGGCATCAACATTAGTGTCAGCGTTAGGCCGACTGTGGTCTGTTCTTATGGATATTTTAGGAGCAGTGGGTGGAACATTTAGTGGTCGAGGACCTACCACTATACCTAGTAAGACGGGTATTCCTCCAACAACCCCCCCTCCTATAAATCCCGTACCTCCCACAAATCCAAACCAACAAAGATTGCCTAGAAAAGAAATTCCAAAATTAGAAGGATATAGAGCACCCATTGATATGGGGAAACTGGAGCAAAATAAAGCTGGAGTATATGTACCTGCAGGTGAGGCAGAACAGGGTATTAAATTTGGAATATTACAAGCATTGAAAAAATTTGGACCTTATGGATTAGCTGCTGGCACTGTTCTAGGTGAATTATTAGGCGAAAAGTCTGCGCCTCCTCCAGAACAAAATGATGCAGAAAACCCAATGCAAAAATTAGATAAGATGCTGGAAGATACTTGGTTAGGAAAAGCTTGGAACTCTACAAAAAATAAAGCGGCAGAATTAAGTTTTAGTGCTACAGAAGGTGACGCTAATAGATCAAGAAGAGATTTTGCTGAAAATGATCCTAGAAGACTTGATAAAAAAATTGACGATGTAGAAGCAAATACTGATATGTTTAATGATGCAATTAAACAAGTTGTTAATGGTCTTGTAGGTATGGGCGACGCTTTAGATGATGTTGCTAATCAGGTTATAATCGATTCTCGAAAAATGTTAGCAGACCCCCTAAATAAATTAGGTGAAATAGAATTAGCGGGAGGACAAAAAATAAATCTAATGCCAAATCTAGGTGATGCTGCATTTGACGTATTAAAAGAAAGTTACGATGATAGTAAGGCAATAACTAAAGCACTAGCAGAAGGCGCGGGCACAGTTATTAACAATGTATACAATAATATGCAAGAAGGTGGAAAGGGAGCAACATTAGTTCCATTATCTGCAAGTTCTATTGCAACAACAACCTCAATGTCTGCATATTTAAGAATGCGAGGATTCCGTTAAAAACCCCGCACAAGGCGGGGCTAAACAAAGTTTCTGAGAAAGGAGCGTTTGTTTAATCTTCTGCTAATTTAGCAAAATAAGATAATGAATCATCGTCATCATCAAAGTCTACTTCCTTAGCTGGCGCTTTAACAGGCGCCTTTTCTGTCTTTGGTGTGAATGCTGGCTTTGAAGCATAGCCCTCGTCCAAGTCAACATCTGCTGCAGGTTTTACTGCTGCTGTAGATGCACCATTCAAGCCCATAACCATTTCGAATTTCTTCTTCAATTCGTCATATGACTTAAAGTGCTTTTCATCCAAGAACTGTGTCAAGGAATGTTGCTTGTTCCAGATACCTTCTACGATATCATCATCTTCCGAGATTGGCCCAGGTGTGTCAAACTCTGACTTATCGTAATTACGATAGCCCTCAACATTACGAATCTTGAGTTTAAAGTTTGCGCCAGTGTCAAAGTCAAATACGTTGACAGGCTTTTCATCTTGGAATTGTGGTTCGGCCATATCCTTAATCTTATCAAAGATCTTTTTGCCAAACTTATAAAGTCTGACCTGACCTTCGTTTTCAGGATGTGCAGGATCCTTAACAATGAGAATGTTCGTAGTATAACTTAGCTTGCGCTTTTGTTTACGAGCAATTTCTTTACTTGCCTCAGAACCAGAGTTCCATAGTTCTGTATTGTGCTCAGAAACAGGATCTGTTTTGCCTAGTGTTGTTAGAGAATTTTCGATATACCATTTGCCGCTTGGA